TATCAGATTGCCAAGAACTCTAAAGATTGGTTCTGTTACAAGCTTACTGTTGATGAGACACAGCATGTTGATATAGGCGATATTCGGAAAGAAATAGAACTGGGTGAAATCTCAGAAGAGCTCTCAAGGCAAGAATATTGGTGTGACTTTGATGTGGGACAAGACCAGATGTTCTATGCTTCTATATTAGATAAAATGCGCTTAGAGGGCAGAATTAGCACCGTTCCATGGGAACCTGGATATAAAACACATACTGCATGGGATCTAGGTATCTTAGATCCTACTGTAATACTCTGGTTTCAGGTCATTGGAGCTACCATACACATCATAGATTGCTATTCAGCATCAAACAGAGCAATAGACCACTTTGTGAATGTTGTACTCAATAAGCCATATACATATGGTAAGCATTTCCCCCCGCACGACATCATGGTTCGGGAGCAGGGATCAGGACTTACGCGCCGAGAAATGTATAAGCGTCTTGGCATAAACTTTTCTGAGATTTACGATATAGATTTGCTTGATGGGATTGAATGCGTTAAATCTTCTCTATCAAAAATATGGATTGATGAAAGCAAATGCAAAGACTTAATCAAATGGCTTTATCGCTATAAGCAAGAAAAGGATCCGGTAACTGGTCGCTTTAAGGGTATTCCCGTTCACGATGATGCTTCGCATCACTCAGATGCTATGAGATATTTATGCATAGCGCTTAAGAAAGCTTCATTTGAAGGCACAACCCCAGAACAACTTGATCGAAGATATAGAGAGGCAATATATGGTGGCAAACAAACAACCGGATTCTTTAGAGAGGATATATAATGGAAGATGAAATGTTAATTGAACCAGCTACCGGCGATGCAATCGTTAAAAAAGAAACAATAACATACGAACAAATGCGAGAAGAACTTAAGCAAAATAGATTGTCTCACAATCCAGAAATGAACGTAGAATTTAGAAAGAAGTGGCATATTGAGATGAATAAGTATCGCGATGCGAAATATCAATATAAATTTTTTGATAATTCTCTACAGGATGTGTAATGGTTTACGGTAAAGAAATAGACCAGTGGTTAGCTGACAATCCAGATAGGCATGAATGTAAATTAGGTTATGGTAGGTATCATTGGGAATGCTTTGAGTGGTTTGGTTTCGATTTAAGATTGAATGCTGAAGAATATGAAATATCAGTACAATATTGTCCATTTTGTGGATTTAAGTCGAGGAAGAAATAAATGAACTACGAGAAAAGTCATAATCTATTATTGCATACGATTCATTATAGCTTGAAGAAACTCAATGAATTATGGCTTAAAGAGCAAGAGTTTAACTTTGAAGCAGATAGAAAATATGCAGAGCTTGTGAAGCATTGTTTGGATAATCCCGAAGAAAAACCTGCACCACTTTATGAAAATTTCATTTACAGTGACTATAATGAAGAATTTGCACAATCTATTAAACAGCTAATAGAAGAACGACATGAATTGCTTGATTTGCTGTATCCCTCGTTATCTATAGCGCGCGTAAACTTTCCCATATTTAAATATCTATTTGACTGGATAGAGCAATCTAAACCAGATGGATCAATGAATCCTGAATCATGTTGGTGCTTGGGTTGTAAGCAGAACCGATTAATCCTGTTTGAGGAAAGACCTTCTTTGGGTATTGCTCCCGCAATAGTGCCGCTGAATTTTCATGGTTTCAACATTCCTCCTTCCGATTTTAAGCTAGCTAAAGACATGCCTACTCTAGAAGAAGAAAATGAGCAAAAAAAGAAAGATGCTTTTCAAAAATATTTGCATGATGAAGTTTGCTCTTTAGCTGGAAATCCATGTTGCAAGCCATGCAAAGACAAACACAGGGAAGATAATCAGATCATAAAAAAGATGATGAACTGGTCCAATGATCTTTTTAATAGCGATAAAGTCGCATTCATTTACAAAGAATTATGCGATGGATATCAAGCCGGCGATGTTAAACTCGTTTACCATGAAGATAAAGACTGGAGAGACAGATCGCCAGACTTGCATGATAAATATTTATTTCCCGAAACTCTAACTCATGCAAACTTTGATGAAGTCATAGCAAAACATACTCCATTGGCAAAAGAATGGTTTGAAAGGTGTAAAAATGAAAACCTGGAAAGAAATGCGCAACCAAAGCCATGAAGATAGATCGCATACTTCTTTATGCAAGGAATCCTGCGATTGCAAAGATATCTTAAAGAATTGGAAGCGGTTAAATAGGATTGCCGTTGAAGAAATGCTCAGGCCAAGTAATCCCTATTTACCGCAAGAAAAAAGTAACCAAAAATAATCACGCATTTCCTTCTTTAGACCCTACAAATAGAGTATATTTAGACCGGGATTTTTCGGTATATGAATACTGGGAAGAGATTGGTTCTGTTTGTGTCGATTGCAAAAGGAAGGATTGTGGAAGAAGAGATGAAGCCCTATAGCACTATTGTATGGATTGTGGTGATTACTTTGTTAGGAATAGGTTTATTATCCTTGGGAGATAGTAGGATGTCGCGCGATAAAAAAAAGATTACCGTAGCCCAGCTTGAAGAACATGTCCTTGATTGGGCCGAAGAAAGAATGCATGATTTGCGCAACATAGTCGATATGTTTAATGATAGCGCAATGCCAGAAGAGCAGCTTGCTCTGGTTAACGATGATATAGCTTGTCAACTAGTGGAAATTAGAGAACTTATTAAACCCATTAGATTTGATCGCACGAATTTAATTGAATGGTCCGATTCTTTTATTGAACGCCATTTACTACCAGAGAACTGAACGGCTCCTGTTTAATCCAGGCTATAGGGTTACCTCATTTCCCATAGCCTGGTTATTTATTTATACTTGTGTTTGTTGATTGTTATCATAGAATAAAGCCCAGACATTTATAGGAGAGTAAGAGTGATTGGCGCAAGATATAACAAATGGACTATTGTTTCTGAAGCTGGCAAAGATGCTAAGTCGAACAAGCTATTTTTATGTCAATGCGATTGTGGAGTTCAAAAAATTCATAGAATTCACACTTTAAGATCTGGTCGATCAATTCAATGTAAAAGATGCTATTCCAATAATATGGTAGAAGATATTGTGGGAAAAAAATTTGGCAGCGCAACAGTTTTAAAAAGAATCGAAAACAACAGAGGCCATGAAGCGCAATATTTAGTTCGTTGTAATTGCGGCATAGAAAGAAAAGCGTTGGGTTATAAATTAAAACAACTTAAAGCAACTAAATGCCCACATTGTAGAGTTAAAACTCACGGAATGTCCAATACAGATACATTCAGGATATGGCAAGGATTATTCAGGCGTTGCTATAATATTAATTTTAAACATTATAAATATTACGGTGGTCGTGGAATTATTGTTTGCGAGCGCTGGTTTAAGTTTGAAAATTTTCTACAGGATATGGGAAAAAGACCACCTAAATTATCAATTGATAGAATCGATAATAATGGGAATTATGAAAAGAATAATTGCCAATGGGCCACATCTGCTCAACAAATGTCCAATAGAAGAATTTCAGAAAAACAGGAGACTAATTTATGATATTTCCAGCTCTTGGACCTACTTATTATACGGAGCGAGACAGAGCCATATTATCCCGTATGGAAGCATTCTATGCAGAAGCAATAACGCTTAACCAATCATTTTGGTCTGAAGCCGATCTTGATACCAGATTTGAGGCTGGAGATCAGACCCTATGGAATGATGTTTGGGGCAATCTCCCCGTAAATCGTCGAACTCAATTCAATTTTAATCGTATACGACGAACTAAGAACATGATTGGCGGACATCAACGCAATAATCGCAAGTCATTAGTATGTGAAGGCGTGGCCAATGCAGACGATGAAACAGCAGATCAATTTTCCAAGATATTCAAATACTTAGAGAACACTGAGGGCATACTCCACACATTATCCGATTCATTTGATGGTGCCTTAGTTACCGGTATGAACTTCCTGCATGTGTATATGGACTATCGATCAGATCCAGTTTCAGGAAATATTAAAGTTGATAATTGCTCGTATAACTCTTTTCTCGTGGACCCGTTCTTCCGTAAATTAGATTTCTCCGACTGTAATACTCTTTGGAAGCGCACCTTCTTAACTAAACGCGAAGTAATATCGCTTTTGCCAGACCATGCTGAAGAGATCCTAGGCCTGCAAGGCAATGAATCACAAGCAGGAAGGGACTCGAAATTCCAGTTTATGCCAGAAAATTACAATGTGTCATATACCAACCTATTAACATACGATGAATATTACTATAAGGATTATCGCTTACAACAACTCCTGGTTGACGCCCAAACAGGCGAGACACAAGAATGGAAAGGGCAAGATCCTGATCGCTTGAAGTTATTCTTAAAGAAATATCCTAAAGTGACTATGATCGAATCAGAAGTTCCTACGGTTAACATTGCGATCGTTGTGCAAGGCAAAGTGATGTATGACGGCCCAAATCCCATGGGTATTGATCGTTTTCCGTTTGTTCCGGTTATCGGATATTACAATCCGCAGATGCCCTACTACCCATACCGCATACAAGGCGTTGTTCGAGGACTTCGTGACAGCCAGTATTTATACAATAGGCGCAAAATTATTGAGCTGGACATACTTGAGTCTCAAATTAATTCAGGTTGGAAATATAAAGAGAATGCGCTCGTTAATCCCAAAGATGTATTCTTATCGGGTCAAGGTCGTGGGTTGGCATTGAAAGAAGATGCACAAATGACCGATGCTGAACAAATCGTAGCGCCAGGAATACCCGCCGGCATGATTGAATTATCTCGTATGCTTGGTGAAGAAATTAGTCAAATTTCGGGCGTAAATGAAGAGCTACTCGGTAGCGCGACTGATGACAAAGCAGGCATTCTATCGATGCTCAGACAAGGTGCAGGGCTTACCACGCTTCAGATTCTTTTTGATAATTTAGACTTTGCACAAAAGCAATTGGGTGATATTATCATCGACTTGGTACAAGCAAATTACACGCCAGGCAAAGTAAAGAAGATATTAGAAGGTGAAGAGCCAACACAACAGTTTTATAATAAAGCATTCGGTAAATATCATTCCGTCGTTGTCGAAGGGCTCAACACCGCAACACAAAAGAACATGCAATTTGCACAGCTCTTACAATTACGGGAAGCTGGGATTCCTGTTCCTGATGATGTACTGCTTAATGCTTCGACGATGCAGAATAAGAAAGAGTTGGTAGAAGCTATTGCTCAACAACAGCAACAAGCACAACAACTACAACAGCAACAAATGCAACAGCAAATGGATTTACAGCAAGCTCAGGCTGAACTTGCACGAGCACGCGCAGCAGCTGATCAAGGGCTTGGTCTTGAAAGGATATCACGTGTTGAAGAGAATCAGGCATTGGCAGTTGAACGTCGCGCTCAAGCTATCAGAGATGAGGATGCTGGGCTACTGGATAAAGTTCGCGCCCTTAAAGAAATCGAAGAGCTTGATATTACGCACCTTGAGAAGCTTATTACCTTATCGCAAATGCTTAAGATGCAAGACAACCAATCAGTCACCGAAAAAGAAGATAAAGCAACCAAAGGCGCTGAAAATGCGATTGCCTCACAAGCCGCGCAACAACCTGCGCTCCAGCCCCAAGGATTAAGATGATCAATGATTTATCCAAACGTGATGTCCACGCCAAAATAAATAAGCGGGCAGAAATGGCTGCTATAACACAACAACTAAAGCGTGACAACCGTTATCGCATACCCAAATGGGGTGAGGATGAATATCATAGAATTCAATTTGTAAGAATGTATGAAGATCCAAAAACAAAGATTACCCTTGATGTAGAGGGATTATTATAAACCTTGCGACACGAAAGTGGTTCGCAGTACAGAGAAGGAGCCAGCGATGGCAGCCAAAAGACATCACCACAGAGAAGGCCATTACGAAGGTATGGGCGCTCGAAGAACACAAGAGATGCAAGATGCAGGCATGATTCGTGAGAATCCATCAGCAATCGCTAACTTGCCTCAAGAAGTTATGATCAAGCCTTGGCCAGATGGCGGATCATATATGCCAGAGAATCTTGATGATACTATTCGCGGTGTTAACAAACAGATGGAAGCAGACGATTCCAAGAGAATGGAACACTTGAAACCTCACAAATACTAGGAGCTTTCATGGAAGAACAAGTTATAAAAATGCACTTTGAGCGAGCGGGTAAGATAAAGTCTGACAATCAAGATCCCAGAAGGAATCAAGAGCGTCGTGATTTTAACATGATCCGCGAAGATCATTCGGCAATGGCTAATCTTCCCCGCAAAGCGCAACATCATGAGTTTCCAAAAGATGGTGGGTATTTCCTGCCGGAATGGGATTAATATGCCGTGTGCTACAAGGCCAAATAAAAAGGCCAAGAAGATCGCTTATGCTATTCTGGGTGTGCCTATGAACTTACAGAAGCAAAACTGGAAGAAGAATAAAAAGGTCGAAAATCGCTTAGTTTTTGAAGAAACTTCGCGCGTGCGTTAGATAAGAAGTTTTCCGGGTGCTGGATTGTCAGGTGCCCGGGAAATAATAAATCAAGGAGTTGATCATGAAAAAAATGTGTTCTAAGTGCAAAAAATCTATGTGCAAATGTAAGAAATAGGATAACAATGCCTAAACTAAAAAAATCTGCTTCTAAGAAGAAAAAGAAGGCAGTCATGAAGAAAGAGATGGATAAGTTTAAAGAGGGTAAATTACATTCGGGTTCAAAAAAAGGACCCGTTGTGACTAACCCAAAGCAAGCTATCGCCATAAGTCTTTCAGAGTCTGGCCAATCTAAAAAGAAGAAGAAGCATAAAAAGAAAAAATAGATCTTCGTATTTTCCTTTTGCCCTCATGTAACTTGCTTACGTGGGGGTTTTTTTATATCTTAATGCTCAGCCCGGTAGGTTAATGTAAATCCCTGGTTTGGATCAGGAAGATGTGAGTTCGATTCTCACCTGGGTGAATTGGAAAAGGAACATATGACGCGTGAAACTGTAGGCAAAGTCGCCTCTGATCTTTTAGTAAAAGCCCCTGAAACTAAATCCCCCATTGAACAGATGCGGGAACAACTATCCGATTATGAAAAGAACATCTGGGAATGTGTCGAAAGATGCAAAAAGGATTTTCCTGGTGACTTCTATATAGTGGTGATTACCAAGAATGAACGCCTTATGCCCAACGTATTCCGCAACTTCTTTTATGGCCGTTTATCCTGCCCCACTCCAGACTATGATCAAACAGTATACAAATTTAAGCGCAAAGATAACGCACCCATTTTTATGTGGGTTATTCCATCCCGCGATGCAAGCTTTCACTTAAAGGATAATGCGCTCTATGTAGCGCCTGAAGAACGAGAATTACTGAAATATATTCTTGCTTTTGAGGACGGAACTCTATTTAAACTAGCTAAAGAATTGAATGGCGAAAAACTCGATACCCCGGAATTGGAGAACTAGTGAAAATAACTTTTCAATCCCGCACATCCGAAGAAACTAACGATAAATATTGGAATATGTTTATTAATTTTAGGGGAAATCATTACTGTCTTAGTTTTGCTTTAACATTGTTTGAACCTTGGTGGGGAATTATAAATACTACGAATGAAGAAGAGGATTTCGAGGATAATACGTTGACTGAAAATAAGATAATAGGATTAAATTTATATTTTTTTTCCGTGGCTTTGGGAAGATTTAGATATTACGAATTGGAGAACTAATGGCTTTTGAAATTAAATACGACAAAGATGGTAATCCAGTAGCACAACCCCAGCTTAAAGAGCAACTTAATGCTGCAGCTGATTCCTTAGATCAGCCTGAACCGCAACAAGAAGCGCAACCTGAACAAGGGCAAGAGCAATCTGTGCTTGAAACGCTTGATGCACAGCAACCGGAAGAAACCGTCCCTGAAAAACAACCAGAACCGATACAAAACACCCCTGAAAAAAAACCATCAGCTCCTCAAGAGTCCTGGAAGAAATTAAGAGAAAAGGCCTTGGCTGCGGAAAAAAGGGCTGCTGAACTTGAAGAGGCATTACAAGCTGCGCAATCCGCAAAACAGCAACAAGCGCCGCAAGAAGAAGAAATAGATGAATTATCGGTGGATGCTGATGCGCTCGTTGAAGGAAAACATCTTTCAAAAGTAAGCAAGCATATTAAAAAGCTTGAACAGCAACTACACCAATACCAACAACAAACAGCAGTCAATGCGACTGAATTAAGACTAAAGACGCAATATCCTGACTTTGATGCTATTGTGACTCGTGAGAACTTAGAATCATTGCGCTTGGCTTATCCTGAGATTGCTAATACCATTAATTCGTCATCTGATTTATATTCTAAAGCAGTATCGGCTTATACTATGATAAAGAAACTTGGCTTAACCGCTGATGTAGATAGTTATGAAGAAGAAAAAGCAATTATCCATAAGAACGCGAATAAACCAAAACCAACGGCAGTTCTCAATCCAACGCAGAATGATAGTCCTCTATCTAAAGTTAATGCATTCAGTAAAGGACCTTTGACTGACGAGCTTAAAGCACAGATGTTACGCGAAATGAATCAGTATAGGAATAGGTAATGGAATGGAAAGAATGGAAATCTATTGAAGAGGAAAATCCCCGCAGAAACTACGGGCTTCTTCTAAAAATAAATCCAAAAAAAGAAGATCCGTGCTTTCCCGTTCAAGGTAATTATTATTATGGGTTCTTTTGGGAATGCGGATATGTTTATATAACTGGGGTCATATCACCTGATGGAAGCGTAAGTGGTATGGCTTGGAAAGCGACTAAACAATATGATCTGGATGAAATATTTTGGTTTACTAGTATTGGAACGGACAAATAATGCAATTATGGCAAAAACAATCCATCTTCGCTCAAAATGTAGCATTGCTCTTACAATATATTCACTCTAAAGGTTATTTCGTTACGCTTGGTGAAGCATTTAGATCGCAAGAACAAGCAAAGATTTATGCACACGAAGGCAAAGGGATTACCGATAGCCTTCATTGTAAGCGCTTAGCTATAGACCTTAATCTTATTAATGCTGAAGGGATTTATCTGCCTGACAGTAAAGATTATGAACAGTTTGGTGTATATTGGGAAAGCTTAGATCCATTAAATCGCTGGGGCGGAAGATTTAAGCGAATCGACGGCAACCACATGGAAATGCAGGATTTATAACGCTCCTTTTTACTGCTGATGCAAAGTATCCTACTTGAACTTTGTGTCCGTGTTTAGTGTGGCCCAAGGTAGACGCTTCATACTACCTTGGGCTTATTTTCATAAACGCTTGTTTTCTGAAATTAAGAATGGCATGCTCATTAATGAATCTATAATGCAAAGGAGGCGTTATGAATGAAGAGCCAAATCTTGATCAAATCAAACAAACCAATTCTACCAAAGTAAAACTCGCTATCATCGCATCTCTCGTTACCCTTTATGCTGCTTATATGGGGAGCGTTCAGCTTGGCCTGGATTTTGATAAATTCATTATGTTACTTTTGGAGAAATAATATGAAGGCTTTATTACTTTCAGCATTATTATTGTCCCCTTTTCTCAATGGCGCATCTAAAGATATTGAAAAACAAAGGCTTGAATTAGCTGCTCAACAAGAAAATGACAATATGAAAATCAAAATAGCAACGATTGCTGCGGTGGTTACTGTCATATTGATCTATTTTGGAGGAAAAGGCGGAGGTGAGAGTGCGGCTACGTTTGATACCATGATGTTGGATATTTTAAAAAAATAATTTATAATTTTCCCGACTATCAAGAATGGTGAAATACTTGTAATAACCGCACTTATGCTTAAGTGGCCTACTTGATTCCTTTCCGTACCCATAAAGGAAAGCATAGATTTTATGGATCTGGGGAACATGGGTAGTACGGGGTTCATATCCTCGCTGATAGTCTTAATAAAATAGTTTAACGCAATCTTCGGATTGCGTTTTTTATTGATAATCGTATTCTACCTATGAATGCAAAGCAGCGTCATTCACTGCAATCTAATCACATCGGATGCAAAGCGGAATTCATCCACCGCAGCCGCAATGTCGCCTCGGCAGCGTCATAAATCACAATATCTCTTTTAGTTTAGGAGCCATTATGGCTATAACTACTACGAGTATTTTGCCCTCGCCCGTCCAGCAAAGTTTCAGCTATAAATTGCTGTCGGTTCCAGTGCCAAATATGATACATAAAATACCAGCTATGAAGAAAAATATGCCAAGAAATGGCGGAAATACTCTTCGTATGCGTAGGTATAATCCTCTTAATACCGCAATGGTTCCATTAGGAAATTCTGGTATCACGCCTCCAGCGCAAAATTTAACTGCTGTGGATATTGATGCTCAGATAAGTTTCTACGGTATAAATTAGGTGCCGTATGATTGGTTTTGGGAACTTGACCTATGTGCAACTTAATGAACAAGTTACACTCCAAAACCAAGATCCCGTAAAGTTTAATGCGGGATTAAAACTCTCTCTAATTGACTTGGAAACCTAAGGCGAAAGCTAAGGCAACAAGGGCGAAGGATTTTTAAGAGGATGATCATGGAAACGCGAATTAAGATTTCTCAACTCACTCAAAAGTATAAGACGCTGTTCGTTAATTTCTGGCGGCAATCTTTTACTTCCAATATTTTTGGATGTGAGTCTGTAGCGAATCATTACATCGCATTGTTTCTTTTTGATAATCAAATATGGTCTAACTATGGGAAGCAAATAGTCCAACATTGGGCCAGTTGCTTGCCAGTTATAAACCGGGCGCGTAAATTTTTGTTTGCTAGTCCATCTATATCTGGAATCTTTAGAGCCACCAAATGTGTCTTCGAGCCAAATAATAAGCTCTTCGTCACAACTGGTGATCTTAAGCATAGAATGCCATTGATAGCCTGTTCCGTATTTTCCTTGTTTTGTGTGGCCGATATAAATGCAACCCTCACCATCAATAAGGCCCGCAAGATAAGCAATTTCCGCAACAGAGTGAGATGTCTTAAAATTAACAATTTTACCCATAATTATCCTTTCATATATTATTATACAGTAATAAATGAAAAAGTCCACGCTGAACGACTTAACGAGAGAGGCTCTTTAACAGGAGTATGCGAAAGTCTGAACTTCGATCGAAAGACGAAGAGAATGGGTCGAAGAACTCATTCCGCCAAGTAATCTTGGTCACTAAAGTAACAGACATGATTGAACGAATGCGCAGCTCGTTTGGGCGTATCGCTTCGTCAAACAGAAGATCAGCTTGAACAAAGTGAGCTGAATAAATTTTCTCTGATAGACTTGGAAGCCTTAGCGTAAAGACGAAGGTAACAAGGGGCAAGAATGAAACAAAAATGCATGATTAATGAAATTGATTACTGTGAGCATGATGATAAGTCTGTGATAATAACTGGATCCAATAACGATTCTAATTGCTGTCATTATGATGATACGTGGTATGAAATAGAAGTTAATACATGCCTTGTTTGTGGATATCAGCCTAAACGACTAAGCGAGAAAACACCGCAAGGTGATGCGATAGTCTGAACACTATGGAAACATAGTGAGGGAGATTCGAAGAAGTTTCCCCGCTAACTAATAATACAGTTAGTCATAAAAGTAACAGAATGACCCGGGATATGTTAGCAGCAACAGCTGGTTTCATTAACTGCGTTGGCGGTGTTAATGGTGACAATCCGACAGAAATCACCCGTTCAGATGTTGATGCTGTTGTGCGTACATTGTTAAATAACAATGCATACACAATTATGGACAACATCGAAGGTGAAGATAAATTCGGTACAGCTCCAGTTCGTGATGCATACTTTGCATTATGCTCAACCCAATTAACGGGTAACTTGGATGCTGTTGCTGGATTCATTCAAAAGAACCAATATCCAGCTCCTATGAATGCATTGCGTTCAGAATGGGGTGCAATTGGTAACCTTCGTTTCCTTATCAGTTCTATTGGATCATTTGCTGCTAATGCTTCAAGCAATGGCGCAAACGTATTCAATATTTTCTGTGTTGGTATGGAAGCTTATGCATGTATTGAGCAAGATGGTTATAGCGCAAGCTTTATCTATCGTCCGCCAATATATGATGGCCCATTAGCGCTCAACGCTTCTGTTGGATATAAATTTGCTGAAGTTCCGCGAATCACCAATGATTTGTGGGTAATCAACTTACGCGCAACATTAGCTTAAAGGAGAGACTATGGACGGAACTATTCTTTCGCAAGGTACATTTCTTGCAAACTTTTCTGGTTTGTCTAACCCAAATGCTGGTAATGCTTCAATTGGCCAAGCAAATCAATATATCCTCAATATTCCATCTGGCGTTGACTGGCTTAAAGTAAGTAACTTTACTCAATATGGTACTGTTGGTGCAGCTGGTGGTGCTTATTTCAACGGAACTGCAAATGCTAACGTTGGTTTTGAGTTCTTCTGGCAGCGTGGCATGGCAGCTGGATCAGCTATGGTTAGCTACAAGGCTTCAGCTTCAGCTGTTGTTTCTGTAGATACTATTGCTTCTGGTGGTTTCACTCTTTATGATCCATCTGGCCAAGATGCATTAGCATTACCTCCTTTAGGTAATCCGGTGGCAGTTTCTGCAGTAACAAATGCTACTCGCCCTGTTGTAACTCACACTGCTGATACTTCAGTAGTTGTTGGTTCAGTAGTTCGGTTGAGCAATACAGCACAAACAGATGTTAACGGAGTGGATATGGTTGTGGGAACCGTAAGTTCTTCAACTTCATTCACTTTATTAACAGCAACTAACCCATTGGCAACTGCTCCAGGTGCTATTGGCGGAGCTGGATTCTATAGAGTTGTAAATTATAACCCATTATATTATCCAAGACGTCGCTTTGTAGTAAATATTACCCAAGCAACGAATGCTCAGGTATCTACTTCTATTGCGCACGGCTTAACGCCAGGACAAGCGATTCGATTCAACATCCCAGCAGTGTCTGGTATGATCCAATTGAATCCTTCAGCGCAGAACAACTACTTGGTAGCTAATGTTGTATCGGTTGTTGATGACTACAATATCACTATTGATGTCAACACTTCTGCGTTTACTGCATTCACTTGGCCTACTATTGCACAACAACCAAGTTCATTTCCTATATTGGTTCCTGTTGGTGAAGATACCGCTTTATCGCTCGTATCTGCTGCTTCTCAAGTTCCTACTATTGGTGGCCAACAAATATTTGGCACCCAATCTGGTTTACTTGCAGACGCTACCACTAACACCGGATTCTTAGGAATGATCCTTGGAACTGGTGGAAACGGACTTGAATTGACTACGCCAATACTTGGACCTTCTGGTTCTGTTGCGTGGTCTGCAGGAAACGTTGGTACACCTGATAGATTGTATTGGGTTGCTGGTAAGTCTTCTTATGGCGGACTATAATCGACCGAATTATTACTTAGGGGGCTCGAAAGGGCCCTCTGTTTTTGAACTATATCCAAACTGTCGCCAAATTGTCGACGCTTCAAAGGAAATCTATGTCAGAAGAAATCAAAAAAGACGCCAAGAGTAATCTCCCAAGAAAAGGGAAAGACCTGAAATACCAAAGGGATAGAGATAGAGAAATGGTACGCGGTATATTTAGATTTTACGAAGTACCAGGGGGCACGATGGCCTTCTCGTTCAGGAAATACCGTGAAGATGAAATAGAAACATACACCTTGAATGATGGCGAAATATATACTATTCCTAGAGGAGTGGCACACCATCTTTCAAATAACTGTTGGTATCCGGAATACGCCTACAAAAAAGATGAAGGAATGAATAACGTTGCAATGATGACTAAGAAAAAAAGACGTTGTTCGTTCGATCCTCTTGATTTTATGGATGTCGATGAATTGAATGAATTAAGACCATCTAATATTGAAACAGTAACGTACCTCAAATAGAATAATGGGAGCTGTTATGGCTGATTATAATTGTTATGCATATGCAATGCCGGTATATGGCCCTGCCATGCGGTTAATAGCCTCGATTACAAATAGCACTGCCGCTACCGTCACCACAACCTTTGCTCACGGTTATGTTGACGGAACT